CTTTACGGCTGTATTGGAATCACAGGGGCGCGAAAAGCCCGGCGTTCGTGGCCACGTTGTTGTTGGCGTTGCCGTTGTTGTTGACATAGCAGACGTTAGTGGCGGACTGACGTTGAGCGGACGCCTCCCACCAGTTGCAGCGGCCACCACAACGACGGTAATTCAGCGCATAACCAATGCAAAAAATCAAGTTTCTTTTCCCTTGAATTTTGCTATAAATTTATTGTCCGATTTTCTCCAGCCTCGCAGCAGGGATCCCTCTTTGATCAGATGTTCCGTGACCGGCTGGAATTTATCGGGGTTCACCGGCAGGGTTTCAAGCATATATTGCAAAAGCTGCATAATCTGTTCCACGGTAATAATGGCCCGCGTCTGATAGTCCCGGCGCATTTCCGCCTCCCGCAGATTTTGCGGGTATATGGTATTTGCCGCCGTTATGTAGTCGATCATTTTTATAATCTTCTCTATCATAGGAAACGCGAACACGGGCCGCCACCGTTTCGGCACGATCTTTTCATTCATTACAAACCGGGTCAATTCTGCCCGGATTATCGTTGCCGTGTGGTAAAATTCCAGTTGGCTTTCGCTGCGCTTATTTTTAAGTACGCTCATTTCCCCGCCCTCTCTTTCGTTTGGCCCATCCCGCCCCACATGGGGGCGGGATGGTTAGGATCAACCGATACGGAAGCACAGGGGCGCGAAAATACCGGCGCCCGTGGCCACGTGGTAGCTGGCGCTGCCGTAGTCGCCGACAAAGCAGACGTCGGTGGCGGACCGGCGGTGCGCGGACGCCTCCCACCAGTAGCAGCGGCCACCACCATTTCCCACTCCCTTGATAATGTGCTTTGCCCCGCCGTAGAAAATGGGGTACTGGAGGTTACACCCACCGCCGCCGGTCCACCCGGCGTCGCCGTCGCTCCAGAACGTATTGCCAAACACTTCCACCTCGGTGGGCAGCCACAGCTTGCCCATATTGTTCCAGGCCCAGCCGGTGGAGGCGTCCAGCGCACCAGCGGCGGAATATCTGCTTTCCAGCAGCGCCCGCTTTTCGATAATGCAGGGTTTCAGGTCTGCGGGCAGGGTGGCCACCACGCCGGTGGTGTCGTCATTCAGCGTTTGGAACAGCTTGGAGGCCCGCCAGGGGTTCGGCTCGGTGGCTGTGCCGTTGTTCGTGTCAGTATCGTTAAATACCTTTGCCCCCGCCAGACAATCGCGGGAAATAAAATCAATGTGGTGGCCGATCTGTGCGTCCCCGCACTTGTAATACTGATCAATCCCGGCCACCTCCATGATCACCACCTCGCCGGTGGTCAGGGCGATAGGCTTATAGTCACCAATATGGATCCCGACGAAATCCCCGGCCATGATCCTGGCCCGCAGGCTGGCCCAGCTTTCGGTCAGTTCCTTGCCGTAGGGGACGCCGCCGGCCAGAAACGTGTCCTTGAAAAACTCGGTGGCGGCGTCGAACGGCGCCCGCCCGGTTCCCTTCGCGTCCGTGTCCACCAGGATCCCGTCCGTTCCCACCAGTCTGGTGATCTTCTGCAGTTCATTGGTTTTAAGGCTCATGGTGTATTCCTCCCGTTATAATATTTTGACAGCGGAAATTTCCGCGCTGTCTCTGGTTGTGATTGCCGCCCCCTGCCGATCCGCCAGCGGCGTGTCCAGCCTGCCGGACATGATGGCATTTGTAAGCGCCTGGAGGCGGCGGGTATAATCCGCCCGCATATCGTCAATCAGTTGGAACAGCAGGGCGGCCTCGTTCCCGTTTACGGGTCCGCCGCTTTCCTGCCCGCTCTCGGTTTCTTTTCTATACACGGAAATTCCGGCGCCGTCCCTGGTTACAATTTCCTCCCCGTTCCGGTCCGCCAGGGGCGTATAGACCCGCCCGGTCAGAATTTCACCGGCGATTTGGCCATAAATCTGCGGCATGACGGCGGCGGTGCAATAGTCCGCCACGTCCTGGGCGGTCATCCACGCCTCCGCCGGATAACCCAGGGAAACCTCCACGCCTGCGGTCACGGTAATGGAAACCTGATAACGGCGCACGTCCGGGGCCATTCCCTGGGTGTATGCGCTCACATATTGCTTTGCGTCGCCCAGGGATCCGTAGTAAACCATTACTTTTTCCCGCGTGTCCGGGTCTTTGGCATAAATGGCAAAGCCGCCGATCCAGAAACCAACCGCAAGGCCGCCGTTTAGGTCGCTGCGGTATTCCACCGTCATGGTGGCCGTGCTGTCCTTTACCGTTGGCACGGTGCTGGTCCCAGCCGGACCCGGATCAATGGGCGCGGTCAGTTTTCTGGCGGCCTCCGCGCTTTCCGCCGTCCCTTTTTCCATAACCACGCCGGACAGTTCCAGCGTTTGCCCCGCCACCATTTTGGCCAGCAGGCGGTTTCCGGCCTCTGTGATAACAAAACCGTAAAACATGGTTTTCCTCCTTTTACCCTGCCGCCGGCATAGCGGTGGCGGTGATTGTTCCGAAAATTCCGGCGGCGTATGCGTTCGCATTCATGCCATATTCCTGCCCCGCCTCCGGCAGCGTAGTGGCGGTAAACGAATGGAACGCACCGCCCATTTGGATTTCAGCGGCCAGCGGGTACTCCTTTTTGATTTCCGGCAGGGGGGTGGACATATAACCGCGTCCCATCCTGGAAATAAAGGTCAGGATCTCCGCCTCAAATGTGGAAAGTGTGATCACGCCGTCCAGCCAGCTTGACAGGCGTTTGACGCTCCCCAGGACCCGCCGGAACTCCTCCAGGTCGTCCGGGTTGATCTGCCCGCCGTTTTGCCCTACACAGGCGCGGAAATGGTGCGGATCCCCATTGTAGTCAAACCATTCTTCTATGTAACCGGCTCCGAAAATGGTTTCTATGATCTGGTTACAGGCCGCCGGTGTGCCCATACGGGCGTAAAATGTCAGGGTCCCCTCAACTAGCGCCCGCTTGACCTCAATGGAAAATTTCTGATTATAGGCCGGGGTCCGCAGCTCTACCGCCAGCACGTCCAGGATTTTTTCCGGCATGGAGGCCACAGCGGCATAAATGTGGACCCCATCCGCATAAGCACACAGTTTTTCAATCTGGCGCCCCAGGGCATAGGCAAAAGCCTGGGTTTCTGGTTGGCTGGCCATGTTCTCCGGCATAATGTCCGTGAAACGGCTGCCCCGTAGATCAATCATCCTCCAGCCCTCCATAGTGGACCGCCTGGCCGGTCAGGACCGCCACAGACTTAGCCCCTATGATCTGGCGGGCCGGGGCCGTCAATTCCACCCGCTTGGCACCTGCTGACATGACCAATTCCCGCAGCTTGTCCGGGTTAATGTCCCGCCCTATGGCCCGCTGCCATGTGGCGTAATTGGCCACAGCGGCGGCCACGGCCTCCTGGATGGCCACGGCCTGGTTGCTGTCGCTGCGGTTGATGTAATAGGCCAGTTCGATGGAGTATTCCACCTCCGCCGGCGCGGCCACACGTACCAGGTCCGTCATGGGCCTTATGTTGTTGTCCCGCAGGTAATTCTGCATACCTGTTATCATTTCCTCCGGCGGTTTGGTTCCGTCCGCCATTAGGAAATAAAGATCCACGGTGCCCGCCGCCTGGTCGCTTACCACCACAACGTCGCCCACGTTGACGTTGAATTTTTTGGCGTGGTATCGGTAATTGGCCTCTGGTCCGGCGGTGGAGTAGGATCCGGGAAACAGGTAAATCCGATCCGCCAGGTGGTCGTCGCTCTCGATCTCCGCGCCGCCTGCGGTCGCGGTGATGTTGGACACGCTGGCCATGTAGGGGATAGGGTCCACCAGTTTGGAAAGTTCCCCCACGGCCAGGTTGTTTCCCACGGATCCGGCCACGGTGCAGGACGCGGGCACGTCCACCGACATGGCCCCCGCCGGGATCTCCATGTATTGGGTGGTTCCAAAAAACACGGACCAGTCCGGCACCGCCGCCCTGGTGCCCACCGGGATCCCCGTGGCCGCCTCCCGCGCCGCCGAAAGAGTAAAGCGCAGGGTGGTGGCCGCTGCCGTTTCCGGGTCACGGGTCAGGCCCTTAAAGGCTGCCAGGTGGTCCAGAAAATCGGAATAACTGTATTTCAGAAGATTTTGCTTGCCCGCTCGGTCAATGTACTGCAGGGCGTGGTAGATTTGCGCCGCCGCCGCGTATAACTCCATGCGGTGGGGGCTGGCACGGTCCAGGGTCAGCGGGCGGCCAGTTGCCTGGGACATAAATGCCTCATAGTCTGCCACCATTTCCCCGCGTATGTCCTCCACCGTTTTCCAGTCAATGAAACTAATGTCTGGCAGGTTTTTCACCGCCGAAATTTCAGGCACGGGTGATCACCACCTTTGGCTTGATGTGCCCTTGTTCTCCAATACTCCAGTTGACTTCATAGACCCTCACCCACAGGATGAACTTCGGGACCTTTTTTGTCACCTCCGCCGTGTATAGGCTCTTTATCACCTCCGGGGGCTTGTCCACAAAATTCATTTTGATCCCAAACTCCCGATCAAGCGGCATGGTGCCCTCTGGGGTGGACAGCAGCAGGGCCAGCTGCCGGTCCAGTTCCGCCAGGTTGTCGTCCTGGAATGTATATTCCAGCTTGAAGTCGTACAATAATGGGCTTGTCCCGTGCGTCATGTGTATTCCTCCAGCGTTATGGTCAGGCTTGCCTTTGCCAATTCTCCATGGCGGTACATATCCCCCCACGTTTCGCTGGAGGAGGTCAAACAGAATGGGTTGCGGCCCACCGGCCTGCATTTTAGGATCAAATATTCCGCGTCGCCGCTCTCCACCATGCGCTCCACCAGTTCCAACATTTTGCGGGGCTTGACCCCCAGGCTGGCAGACAGGGTAATGGGCAAGTTGATCTTTTGATTTCCCGGCCCTAAAAACTCCTTTTTAGGCTTTACACCCATAACCTCATGCTCTGTCCAGCGCCCGGAAACGTCGCGGGTCATGCCCTTAAAGGTTAAAACTAATTTGTCGCTGACCTCAAAAACAATAGGCCCCAGTGTTCCAATGGCCACAGCTTACCCTCCTATCCTCACATTGGGGCTGCCGTCCCGGACCGTTCCGCCGATGGAAACGCCGTCCCCGGTCCTGGCGGCGGGGATCCCGTTAATGGACACGGTGGAACTGCCGGCGGCGATCACGTCCTGGTGGCCTGGGTGTGTAACACAGCCGTGGGAGGCGTAATGATCCCCCACACATCCCGCGCCCTGCCCATTTATATTCACGTTTGGGCTATGCTCCACCAGGGGAACAGGTGGGCAGGCGTCGTGCCCGGTGCATTGGTCCCCGTTTCGCGTTGCTGCCGGCATGGTCCCCGCCTCCTTTAGTTCAGGTCAATGGTTTTCCCGTTGATGGTGATGGCCCCGCCCGCCGTGATGTTCAGGGTTCCGTCACAGTGGATCGTCAGGTCCTTGGTCTTGCCGTCATAGCGGACCATGGCCACGCCTGGGGCGCGGTCCATGTCCAGGCGGTACAGTTTTTCCGCCCCCTCCGGGGGCTTTGTTTTTTCGCTCCATGGGCGGCCCAGGACCACCCCGGCCTCGCTGCCGTTGGACAGGTGGAGGACTAAAACCTGGTCGCCCACCTCTGGCATACTGTAAACCCCGGAAAAAACCGTGGACAGTATGGGGATCATGCGGGTCACGTCGTCGTCCTTTTCGTGATACACCACCCGCACCATACCGGCGGCGTGGTCCACGTCGGAAACCTTGCCCAGCCGGATTTCCTTTCCCATGGCTGTGTCTCCTCTCCTCACTCCACCAGCGACATTTCCAGGTCCATGGTGTACCCGCCGCCGATGTGGCTAGTGATCTTGTCAAGATAGTATTTGCCGGACAGTTTCCCCAGCCCCTTGACGGCGACACACTGGGAGGCCACCCACATGGCGTTGCCCACAATGGTCATGGACAGCTTTCTGGCGCCATGGTTGGCATTTGCCACCGCCGCCTTGATCTTTCGCTCCGCGTCTGCTTTATTGTCTGCCTTGCCGGAAATTTTCAGGATCCGGGGACCCTCTCCCACGTTGACCTTTATTTCCTCCTCGGTGTGTGGGTCTGTGTATGTATATTCCCCGCCGGTGTATGTCCCCGTCAGTTCCCCGCTCCAGTTGAACGACTTGACCATATCCCTGGTAATGGTGCCCACCGGCCCCTTTGCCTTGTATGCCTCCCGGTCAAATACCACGATTTTGTGGGAATACACTTTCATGGCCAGGCCGTAGGTGTTGCACAGGTCCATATAAAAATCACAGTCTGTCCGTTCTGACTGTTCAATGGTTTTCAGCTGAATGGGGCCGCCCTCCACATTCCAGGATAGGGCCACACCCGCCCGGCCTGCGATCTCCTTTCCGATTTCCTCCACGGTGACATTTTCCCAGGTTTTGCTCCGCTCGGTTTCCCGAAAAGAACTATCCGCCGGAACAGACACAGCGGAAATTGTCCCTGCTACCGGCCAGCCGGAAAATTCCGGGTGGTCCAGTACAAAGGACCCACACGGCAGGATCCGGTTGTCGTCCTCCCGCTCCCAGTTAAACACTTTTATGGTTGCGGTCAGTGTGTCCCCCTCTACCGGAAACCATGGGCCGATCCACTCTTCACCGTGGATCGAAACGTCCAGGCTGTCCGCCTCTCCGCTGGCCGGGTCTGTATAGGTTACATTTTCTTGGTAGCCGGACATTTTGGTGGTCACGGCTGCGCCGTTCCAGGTCAGATCCACATAGGCCCGCCGCGTCCTCATGCCTCGGTCCTCCATATCGGCAGATTGTCCGCCATGTTGTCCTCCGGTGGGTCAGGCGTCTGGAGGACCACCCCGGCCTGAAATTTGAACGTGTCCAGGTGGGGGTGGTTATGCTCCATCAGCCAGCCGGTATATTTCACGCTGCCATAAACTTGATGTGCGATAGCGTCCCAGGCGTCCCCCTGCTTAGTGGTATATGTTCCTGCCATGGCCCGCTCCTCCTTAATGCGTGGGCGCCCTCAAATCCTTGCGGCGTTCCTCTGTCTTTAGTTTCTGATATAGCCGCTTGAACTCTGCAAAGCTGATCCGCCCAGCCTCCTCCGCCTCCTCCGGGGTTGTGGGGCCGTAGAAGTTGAACACTGGGGCAAACGTGATCGTGTCCACTCTGTCGCTTGGCCGGTTCTGCCCGTCCGTTGGCGGCGGGGTGTCGTTTCCGCCGCCTGTCCACGGCTTCGGGTAGTCCATTCCGCCGGTGCCGCCCTGGCCAGGCCCCTGCGGGCCTGGTTTGTTGTTCCTGGTCCAGTCGTCCAGCATTTTGGCCAGCTGGGCCAGCGGTGCCTCCTCCGGGCCGTCCTCCCAGTTCCCCATATCCGGGATCTCCGGCATACGGTTGGCACCCTGGAGCATGGCGGCCAGCTTGGACAGCGGCAGGACCGCCTCCGGTTCTCCACCCTCGCCAGCCTCCAGAATTGTGGGGGCTGTGACAATGCCGCCGGTGGCCAGCTGCGGAATAGTTGGCAGGCTAAAGCCCAGCGTTTTCCCGCCCACGCCCGGCACCCAGTCCGGGATGGTGACAGATATTCCATTGATTTTTCCCAGCACAAAATTGATGGCGGAAATAACCCCGTTAATGGGTGCTTTTGCCAGGTTGACCAGCGCACCGAATAAGTTTCCAAAAATGTCCACTATGTTCTGCCATGCGCCGGACCAGTTCCCGGTAAAAACATTCTGGATAAAATCAATAATTCCGCTGAAAATTGCCTTTATGTTCTCAATGGCGGCGGAAATGCTGGCGGCCCAGCCGGAAAAGAGGGCACCCAGGAACGGGAATTTTTCCTGCAGGAACGCGGCCACGGAATTGATAGCGGCCTGCACCCCGTTGGCCAGCATATTCATGGGGGCCATGGCTATGGTGGCCACGGTGCTGAAAATCGCGCCGAAGATGTTGACCACGTTCTGCCATGCGGCGGACCAGTTCCCGGAAAATACGTTCTGGACAAACTGGATCGCGTTCTGGAGGATCACCTGGATATTGGACCACACTTTTTGAACGGTGGACCACAGGGACCCCAGGACAGTGCCCAGCACCGGGAAACGGCTGGAAATGGCGGCGATCCCCGCCTGTACCGCGCTGTCAATGGCGGGCCAGATAGAGGTGCCGATCTCCAGAATGGCGGTAAACCCGGCCACGGCCAGGTTGCCCAGCCCGGACAGCGCATTTCCAAAAA